CGGAATGAGGCTTCACTTTCAAACTCGACGGACTCAGCGAGGCCAGCCAGCTTCTCTTTAGCAGCTTCGGAGAGATCCCAAGAAACATCGGCGAGAACGCCGGCGCGTTGGAAACCACCCATTTGACTATTGAGGGCTACGTTGGCTTCGATTTGCTCGTTCAGCTTGTCTTCCATATCATCAAGTTTGGCGACCATCGACTCAAAGATGTCGTACTTCTCGTCAGGGAGAGATACATAATGGTCTTCAAACAGGCCCTTCAGACCGGACATGAACGACTCGGAGAGTTCGTTACGGATGCCGTTCTCAACGACCAGCTTGTTCTCTTCCAGCCATTGCTCGGAGGTGTAATTGAGGAAGGCTTCAACCTTCTCAGCAATCTCACTAATCTCCTGCTCAAAGCGGGCAGAGAATTCTTCTTCCAGCCTGGCAGTTTCCAGCTGGAGCTTTTGGTGAAGAGCACCTTCGAAGATGACCTTCGCCTTCAGGGTGAACTCATCGTCAGCACCTTGTGCTTCGGCGAGCTCTTCGAGGTGAGCAGCAGCGGCAGCGTCGATCGCGACGTGCTCATAGCTTGCTTGCTTACCAAGCTTCTCGGGACCGGGGTTGCTGTTGCCAGTGGCACCAGGACCTTCGTTACCGGGAAGAACGCTTGGACTTACAGAAGGCTTCTCATCCTTCTTGCCAGCTTTTGCATTGACAGCCGACTTGGTTTCGGCTGCACCCTTACCGGCGTCCAGCTTAGCGCTGTCGCCTTCGGGCTTGTAATCTTGGGGAGTAGGACCACCAAGGTCCTGAATCTCTTGGCCAGGAACTACGTCGGCACCAACCTTCTGCAATGCTTCAGGGGAGGCAGCTTTCGCGTTCACGGCAGTTTTAGATTGTGCCATGTTGATAATGTTGCGTTGGAACTATTTATCACAAGTATTTATAAGGTACTTGCTCTTTAGGGGTTTGTTTTTACGGAAAACTCTTTATCAGCCCATCAGAAGGTCGTGGAAACCTTCAAGGATAGCTTCGTTGAGTCGGTGAGCGGGGGCGGTGTCGATGGTGTGTTTGACTTTCTCAATGTCAACTTCCTTCAAAAGGCCATTCTCATAAATCCACTCTTTACCTTCCATAATGCCCTGGACGAAAGCGTCAGGTGCAGAAGGATCAGCGACGATGTCAGCAGCGGTGGCGAGCATAAAGTCTTCACCAACGTAGTTAACACCTTCGCGTTGTACCAGAGAACCCATACCTCGGGAAGAGACACCCAGCTGGACACCGTCACCGAGAAGACCGGCAGCGATTTTGCCCATAGGGGTGTTCAGGATCTTGGCCTTACCAATGAAGTTGGAGCCGTCCTGGTAGAGTTCAGTGATGTTATGAGAAACTCGATCGAGATTAACGGTAGGACCGTCGGGGTGACCAAGTTCTCCTAGAGCGCGGTTACGCTGAATGAAGTTCTCGTTATAGCGAGCTACTTCCTTAGCGAGAACGCGGGACTCGTAGATACGACCATTGCGGTTCTTCACGTCACCTTGCAGGAAGGGACCTTGAATATAGAAAGACTTCTTACCGTTTGTTTCCTCAGTGAGGACTTCTACGGCTTCGATTTCTTCACGAATCAGTTTCATCGGATTCAACCTCGGGTTGTTCATATGTTTCAACCTCGCCCACTACGGGTGCGAAGTATTGGGCTGCAACCTCTGGCTTCAAGTCATTGATGCCTTGGTAAGAACGAGTAAGCAGTTCATTATTAAGGACTTCACTTGCTTCCGTGTTCTTCCCCTGCACAATCAGATCAATAAGTTCAGATACTCTAGACATAACAATAGTGGGGTTACTCAGTTATTTAGCGCAGTTTTATTTCACACCTTTCATTAGTGCGGAGATATCCGTGTTCGGATCGCCGGAAAGGTCAAGATCACCATCCAGGAAACCACCCTCTTCAGGTGGAGCTTCACCCTCCATTCCTTCTTCAGGTGGAGCTTCACCTTCCATTCCTTCCTCGGGTGGAGCCTCTTCTGGTGGTGCGGGAATAATACCAACGTTACGCTCATAAGCAATCTGCTTATCGGTTTCCGCAATCTCACCGTCAGTCATGCCAAGGATCTTATGGCGCATTTCATACACAGAGAAATACTTACCCACATATGGTTCACACATCTGAACGGCTTGGAGCTTGTTCTGGAGGATCTCCAGGTCCTTCAGTTCGGAGAAGTGGTTGTCGTAAAGGAAGTCAAAGGTGATGTGTTCCTTAGCTTGCTCAAACTCCTTAGGTGAAAGGACACCTTTCAGGACCAACTGAGTCTTCAACATGTCCGAGAACATGAAGGAGAACTTCTTGCGCATGCGGCCGACGAACTTGGAGAACTTGACTTCGTCGCGCAGTGTGTCGTCAGACTTACCAATCTGGAAACCACCGTCACCGCCGGACATGCGACCGAAGGGAACGTTCAGAGACTTGTAAAGTTTCTCTTGGAAATATTGAAGGTCAGCCAGTTCTCCCAGGTTCTGACCACCGGGGAGTGTGGAGACTTCGGTACCGCGGCCACCTTCACGGCGGGGGAGCCAATAGTCTTCCAGCATAGACATATGCTTCTTCTCGTCACGAATCTCACCAGTGTTCTGGTCGTAGGAGATCTTGGTGCGGTAGCGAGCCATAACGTCGCGGAGATAAGACTCAGCGCGTTGCTTGGGTAGATTACCGACGTCAATGTAGAAGAGGCGACGCTCAGGAGCGCGAGCCATTCGGTAGATAACGATGCTATCTTCCATCCAACGGAGTTGGTTCAGGGACTTGATAGCTTTGTTCAGGTAGGACAGGACCTGACCGTTGTTGCCATCGACGAGGCCGGAAGTGACGTAAGTGACAGCGTCTTTGGCAATCTTAACGGTTTGGTTGCTGTTGGGTGAATTAAGAGCGGAACCATAACCACCACCGTTGGGGGAACCACCCATGTAGTTCATCCCACGCTTATTATAGAGATAATATTCCTCAATCTGGGCAGGGGTGGATTGTGCGGTAGTACCAAATACCTTAGCGTCGCGGCTGGAGAAAGTCTTATTGGCGTTGGCAGTGTGGTTGGGCTGCTTATATTCACGAACTGGCTTAATCTTCAGAGCGTCAATATTACGGATATCAGTAATACCACGCTCGGGGTGAGCCAGGTCAATAACTTTATGGTAGAAAAGACGGCCGTCAATATACCAACGGCGGAACATTTCGTGAGACTTATTATTAAAGTCAAGCAGGTGAAGAATGTACGCAAACTCTTCGCGGATAATCGTCTTAATTCTGTCGGAGACATCCAGGTTGGAGAGGTCAATTGCGACAGGGGTGTCATTCGTATCAGAGACAATTGCCTCGTTTACGATATCTTCAATAGCACTATCCACTTCCGGGTGGAGAGCCATAGCGCGATATCTGCGAATAAGGTCATAGTCCTTAGTCGCACCCTGGTCCATGGTAATACCATAGCCGTATAAACCACCGGCGGCGACGGCGACACCGTCGTCACTATTAGGTGGTACTGGAGATGCCTTTTCTAAAGCACCTTCCTTCTCGGTGTCCTTATAGGAAAAACCGAATAGCTTGTTTTGTGAGGAGTTTGGATTCACTTTCGACCAACATAACTTACGTCCTGCTATATTTAGGCATAAAGAAGGGCCCCCTTTGGGGAGCCCAACTTCTCTACGATCAGGAGGAGTGTCAGATATTAGCTGATAATGTCAAGGCTTCTTCCGGTAAAGTCACGAGGGACAGAGGAAGCAGCAGGATCGCCACTAGCAGAAGCACTCCAGTACTGGACGGCAAAATTGACGTCATATTGTTCGATGGTGTCAGTTGCCTCGAAGTCGAGGGAAATTCCACCAACAACCTGAGGCCAGATTCCTTCGAAGGAATAAGCGCGGAGTTGTGAACCATCGCGGTCGAGCTGGCGAACGATAGCAGAAGCGTAGTACTGCTGAAGTTCAATAGCACCGAGAGCGTAGTTGTGGTTTTGGATCTTCTCAGACCACTTCTCCATGGCGGTGCGGAGACCGAAGGAGACGTCGTTGATGATAGTTACTTGCCAATCTTCGAAAGAACGATCGCCAGCAACTTTCAGCTTACGTCCACGGAAGGGGACAGCAATCTGACCGATGTTTGAAGCGGGAAGACCAGCGGCCTTGATGAGGAAAGTACCGTCGCGAGTCACTTCACCCAAATCAGGGGCGATAGCGTCAGGGAAAGTCAGCTCAACCTCAAACATGGTGGGGCGAACCCCACCACCTTGAAGGACCGCCTTAAAGTCTTCGATAGAACGTTGTGACATTTGTATTTACCTTAAGGTGATGGGTTCGTATCAGTTACCGCGGAAGAGAGCAACAGACTCGTCGAACGAAACGCCAGTCTTAGTGGCAATGAAGTTCAGCGAGATGAAGTTGACAGACTTCGTGGGCTTGACGTAGATGTCAGCAATAAACTCGTTACGGTCGATGACCTCGGGAGTGTTGTTGGTGGTATCACAAACAACGAGGAAGTCATACATACCGCGCTTAGCCTGAACATCACGCAGGAATGGGTTAACGTTGTTCTTGAACAGCGAACGAGTGGTCTCGTCGTTGAACTCAAACAGGGTCGTGCGGGAAATCTTAGCAATTTCCTTCTCAATGACCAGGAACAAACGACGAACGTTGATGCGGTCAAAGGCAGAGGAGTAACCCAGAGCAGTCTTGTCACCGAAGAGGATCGTGCCCTCACCGGGGAAGGTGACGATAGGGTTCACACGGTTGGTGTAAAGCTCGTCACGCTGCTTCTTGGAGGGGTTATAAGGCAGCTTAACTACGTTACGGATTTGTCCACGGGACAGGCCAGCTGGAGAGTACCAGGGCTCAGTGGTGAGCGCAGAGTTA